CAAACGTCTACAGATACTTGGTGCACAAGAAGGAATGTTCTATGTACTAAGACACAAACACTTATGGAAACTTACTCATAGACCTTTAAAAGAAGACTACCCAACACCCACCATGATTAGATGAGAATACTCGATGATTTTTTAAGTAATGAGGATTTTTATAAATTAAGAGATAAAGTTTTTAGTCCTGACTTTCCATGGTTTTTCCAAGAAGGTAAGAGTGAACTTTACGATGGTTTTAGATACGGACACTCTGTATGGATGCCACTTAATGCACTCGTTACACCCTTAAGTTTTGAGCTTTATAATTTGATTGCTCCGATTATAAATAAATTAGAAGCGAAAGCAATTACAAGAATAAAGCTAAATTCTGACATAATTACTGAAGTAGCTCACGCTAGTAAATACCATGTTGATAATGACTGGTGTAACGATAAATATGCGTGGACAGGTATCTATTACCTAAATACTAATAATGGTTATACCGAATTTGAATTTGGAGGGAAAGTTGGTTCTGTCGAGAATAGATTACTTTTATTTAGGGCAGACCAAAATCATCGAGGAGTGGGACAGACAGATACAACTAGAAGAGTAGTCCTCAATATAAATATGATGTTGAGCGATGGAAATCCCTTTACTTGAACTTCCGGGTCCATTCTTTATAGACACAGTAGATATACCTTTACCCACAGGTAAGATACCTTTTTATAAACCTTTAGTTATTCCGCCAAGTCAACTTCAGGCACCTGAAGGTGTAGAAGCGGAAGCAACTGATGAACCAGAAACTGGAATAAGGAAAGTTGATGTCCCATTTACGGATTTCAAACTACCTCTCCCGGAAAACGAAATATTAGTAACGGCTGGAACAACTGCGGTTGTTTCTGTAGCAGCCACCCTTACGGCTACAGCAGCGTTTAAATGGGCGGTTACTGCACTCAAACCAATACTAAAAACTACATGGAAGAAATTAAGCCAGAGAAAAAAGGTTTAATCGGTAAACTAAAAGACATAGGTGAAGAGAAAGAACATCAGCTAGAGGTCCTTGGAACTTTAGTCAGACTGGGCGTTGTTGTCTGGTCTGGGTTTATTATCACTATGAATTACGTAGATATACCGATGGTGAAGAAGTCTGGGAATAGCGATATCACTTTCGTAGCCAGCGTCTTTACGGGAGCCCTAGCCACATTCGGCTTGACTACCGGGAAGAACGGTAATGGCAAACCACCAATATGCCCTATGGCAAAAGATAAACCAAAAACATGAAAAAAGCAGAACAAGTAACTAAAAAAGCAATTAAATTACAACCTAAACGACTTGAAAGTAAAGGTAGTAAACTTGTAAATCAAAAAGGATCTAAACAGATAAATAAAAACTATTCACTTAAGTCTGAATTTTATAAAAGTTTTCAAAAATGAAAAAATGGATTCTGCTTTTAGCTCTGTTATCACCCAGCATAGCTAGAGCAAATACTGTCACTCCCCAGTTCACGACTGGAAGTATGAACAGTACGACTACTACAACTCAGACCATAACCGAAACAGAACAGCGTCAGGTCTTCGGGGCTGCCGTGAACACGTGGTCTGGTACAAATATCACTCCATCAGCAGATATCACAGGAACTGGTACAACATTTTCTGTGACTAATGCAGCCAACCCATGGACATTAGAAACAACAACGAGGTCAGCTGGATTAGTAGAACAGATCGACTTTACAAGAACATACAACATAAACTCTACTACTACTTCGCTGTCTGTATTCTCTCAGTAAGTCCAGTACTAGCTGAGAATGACAACGTTAGTAACCCCGTAGCAGCCGCGACGGGAAATGTCACAAATCAAGCTGTCCAATTTCAAAATAATGGAGCTCCAAGCCGACAATCCTTTGGTAGCAACGTTTCTTGTAATGGCAGCACGATGACACTTAGTCCATTTTATATGGGCAACGATACGCAACCAGAGACAGAAGATGGTTACGTAATTACACAGAATTGGGGGTTTCAAATAAACTTCTCAATTCCTTTAAATCGAGACTTGACTAAGCAATGCGAACGTATGGCTGAATCAAAGATACAAAAAGACCGTCTCGACTATGAGCTGGTACGTGCTCTGAAATGTGCCGAACTACAACAAAAGGGATTCACGATTCTTCCGGGAACACGTGTCTATGGCATGTGCTCGGATATCGTCCCTATTCAATCATTATTAAATAAAGAAGATGTTAGCAATTCTAAAACCACTCGTTTTAACTGGTTTAAAAAGTGATAAGTTTAAGCAATTTGTCGTGGACTTACTCGAGAAGCTAGTAGAACAGACTGATAACGAACTAGACGACAAAGCACTAGAGATTGTAAAGAGAGGTTTAAAGCTTGACTGATACAGCCGAAAGGTTGATATATGAAGACTTTCTACCCAGCCATGATTTCACAATCCTAAGAAAACATTTTCAAAGTTCCAATATGTATTGGCGTATTGTGGAAGCTAGAAAATCAGATACAAAACGCAGATATAGCCACGATAAAAATAACCTTGAAGATTGGAGAGTCTATAAGGATGAAAACTTTGGACATGACCCGTTTGAGTGGATGATGGTACATACCTTCTACCACTTCAACGAAGGCATAGTTACTCCTGTAGATGGTTATTGGGATATGATGTATGACACTCTGTTAGGAAAAGTCCAACCAGATTGTCTAATCCATCTCCAAGCTAATTGTGATGCAGCTATTAAAGAAAAGCCATTATCTCAATGGCATGTGAATCACGATATTGGCGCAGATTGCTGGACTGCGGTTTTATGGTTAAACGAATGTAATGGTTATGTGGAGTTCTTAGATAATAGAGCTCCAGTTAAATCTAAAGAAAACAGATTTGTAGTATTTAAGTCAAATCTTTGGCATAGATTTATACCATCAACTAATTTAGCGAGAAACCAGTATATCACCCTAAATTTTTTTAAAAAGAATTTACCCGAAGGAGGAGCTAAATTCTAAGGTACAAACATACCCAGACAAAATTACAAGCCCCTTACAGGCGATTCTGAGAGGACTAAAATGGCTGCAAACAACATTTTAAAGATAAAAACCACTAGATTTCCTGATTACATCTATAATCTGGACCCTGAGAGATATAAGGACCAGAAGAATAAAATCTTAAAAATTAGGAAAGCAAAGAAGAAAACTAAGAAGAAAAACGCATGAAGAAAGCAACTGAAGAACAGTTCAATGAACTACATCAGTTGGTCACACAAGAATTTCTAGACAGAGTTAAAAGCGGAGAAGCTACTACTCAAGACTTGAAAGCAGCCTGTGATTGGCTGAAGTCAAACGATATCAGTGGTGTTGCTTATGACGGCAGCCCATTATCAAAGCTGGCAAGCGTATTGCCTGAAATAGATCCAGATTTAGTAAAGGCAAAGCTTTATGGCAAAATTCAGCGGAGCTAAGTATGCCAATGGCAACTATAAAGCTCAACAAAAAGCATATAACAGAACAAAGAAGGGGTTAGCACTACGTGTCAATGCGAATGCTATTAATCGAGCCAAAGGTACTTATGGCAATGGTGACGGGAAAGACGTCGCCCATAAACCGGGAAAGCAAAACAGTAAAAACCCAAAAGACGCAACCTTGCAGTCTCCATCTAAAAACAGAAAAAGCAGACTCAAAATCAATAGATGACCCCTCTACTACCTAGCCCAAAACATTACTTACAAAATTTAATAACCATGACAAGTTCAGATTCAAAACGGCTCTGGAGAAGGGCTGTGAAACAGCACTTTAATTGTCAATGTGTTTATTGCGGAAAGACTTATGAAGAAAACGAACTCACACTCGATCACGTCAAACCTCTTAGCAGAGGTGGAGAGACTCTTACGAAAAATATCGTATGTGCCTGCAAGAAGTGCAATCAGGATAAAGGTAGTAGAAACTGGCTCCAATGGATGAGACATCGTTGGGGTCCTAGACCAATACGAGAAAAAATGATAAGCGACCACCTCGCTGCATAAATAATTTACTGCCCCGCAAGGGGCTTTTTTAATGGCTGAGTTAAATCCGATGGATTTAGCTAGATGGTTAATAGCTAATCCAAAAATTGTAGAAAACGGTGTAGAACGACCTACCAATCAAAAAGATGCAAAGGTTGCTTTAAATTGGACAAGTAAAAACGTAACAAAAATAAAAGCCGGTAATTTAAAAGGTAATCGAGCAAACCTAGTTATCTCATGGGATAACACTAGAAATGCTAATAATAACCGGCGAACAGAATACCAGAAATTAACTACTCCAGATGCAAAAACAAGGAGTGCAGCTAACAGATATATAAAAATAGAAGGAGGAAATGGTAAGCAAGTTGACCATGTGCTTACTAATAACCGACTAGCTTTAGGTGTAAAACATTTAGCTCAAAAACTTGGTATAACCGAAGCTGAAGCTAATCTGAGAATGGCTGCTGCTTATGCCAAAGCTGGCATGGGTTATGGGCATTCAAAACCTAATTTAAACGTTTTAACATCCAAACAGAATAATAATAAAGAAATACAAGAAAAAGGTTTAGACAGGTTATATAGACAAAACGAAAACAGACCAAGCCCTCAAGACCCAAACTATGCCAAATTGTTAAAACAATGGCTTAAAGAAAGACAAGAGATTAAATCACAGATTCGACTCGAAAAGCAAAATGGTAATGGTAATGGTAAAAC